GCCGATGCGGAAAAGAAAGCAGCCAAATTACGCACTGAAATTGGTCGTGTTGCCGGCTTTTTGAGTGTAATTAAGAGCCAACTAAAAGGTTGACAATAAATCATTTTGGGTATATAATAGAGTCTTAAACAGTTAAACAACAGGAGTTAAAAATGTCAGCATTAAAAACATATTTGGATCGCAAGAACGCTTATGCTACAATCTTTGGTGCCAAAGCACTTACTTTGGACAATGCTACTGACCGTCAAAAGATTGCCGATTCAATCGATTGTGATTTGAGTCCCGAGAATTTGACTTGTGACGGTGAACTGCCCCGTAGTCTGGTTCAGAAACGCTACAAAGAATTGACAATGGCGGCACGTGAATTGCAAAAGTTGGATCCATCTGTTAAGTTTTACGAATTCGCTTAAGGAGTAATCATGGCTCGCTATCAGAAACCTGTAGTCAATTACAATGCCGATGATGTTTGGGGTGCGGCAGTTGCGGCACAACGCATCAATGGTAAGTATGTCAAACTGAGCATGATCTCCGAATCTGATCCTGCTATCAATCAACAATCTAACCGACAGATTGTGAACAGTTTTTTGGCTGATCCATTCACTATCACAGACGAGGATCGTGAACAGGGGAAACAGGTTCGTACTTTCTTTCAAGCATATACTTTCAAAATCTTGCAAGGTAAGGCACTGACTGAATTCAACAACACCGCAATGTTGATTTCCAATCGTGATGTAATTACCAGTGAATATGATGTTGCAGTCATTACAAGTTTGCCATCAAGCTATGAGCGTGGTGTTAAACAACAAACAGTTGACCAGCGTATCAATTTTGCACGTGGTGGTTATGTCGGCACAGTTGGTAATAAAATTCAAGTTGCCAATGTCGAAGTATTGAAATGTATATATTCTGAAAAGTGGGGAACACATTTCGCTACATGTATTACTAATGAAGACCAAGTGTTGTTCTTTGCTATTAAAAATAAATTAGAAGTTAGTAATACAATTTCTATTCAAGGCACTGTAAAATCACAGCGCAACCCTAATACAACCCAACTCAATCGTGTAAAGGTCATTGTATGAACGAAAGAATTAAAGAACTGGAGAAGTTAGCAACACCTCGTTGTTATGATGAAACTGGTTGTTATATTGGCAACAGGTTTGATCCAGAAAAGTTCGCCGAGTTGATTGTGGCGGAATGTCTGATGAAGGCAATAGGAGCAAAGATTCGCGGCGAGACTATTGATACACTGATTCAGAATATTAAAGAAGATTTCGGAGTTGAAGAATGACTAAATTTCTAGTAGGTTTTATTTTTGGTATTGTCGTATCGACAGTTGGCTTTAGTGGTATCGCTAAAATGGCTGACAACGGTGTCAACAAAGTTAAAGAAGTAACACAGGAACAGGTGAAATAAATGGGACTTGATATGTATGCTTATGTTGCCAGCAAGAAAGGGCAACAAGATGAATTTTATGAAACTGCCGAGTTTGATAAAACAATTAATGAGTTTGTAAGTAAGACAGTTAACAAGCCACACGAACTTGCTTATTGGCGTAAACATCCTAACATGCATGGTTGGATGGAACAGCTTTGGATTAGTAAAGGCAAACCTGGTACAGGTAATACTGATGCTGATTTCAATGGCATTGAGTTAGAACTAACTTGGGATGACTTGGATGAACTTGAACGAGCTATTCGTCATGGTCAACTTCCAGACACATCAGGTTTCTTCTTTGGTAAGCCGGCAGACAATCATTACTATAAACAAGACCTTGAGTTTGTAAACAACGCTAAGGCAGAAGTGTTCTTAGGCTTGAAAGTATTTTATAACAGTAGCTGGTGATGCATGAGATTAATGTTAGGAACCGTAGAACGTCCAAGTTTACTTGTTGATATTGAGCAAGAAAAATCTTCATCTGAGTTTGACTTTTGGGTCGTCAACGGTGCATGGCATGGTACATATACAAATGGACATATAACTGTTTGGGATCCGCCTACAGGCTCTTGGTCTAAACTTGACATAGATGAAATTTTATGCGATAATCAAGATAGATTACGAGGTGATTATCAAGATGTGTTTGACAATTTCGGCAATCCTGATTATGTAGCACCCAAGCGTGAGCCAGTAGTGTTTCACGATATGGATGACGATATCCCTTTTTAAAATGTACATAACAAATAAATACGATTCAATCAGACTGCCCTACAGTGAAGAACTGTTAGAGTGGCTGATTGAAACTTATCCTTTTTCACAGTATATGGTGGTAGAATGAAAGAAGAAAAATTCAAACAGTTGGTTGATGAAATCGAAGAATTTATCGGTGGGCACAATCAAAGTAATCCGCACTATTTGTTTGATGAAGAAATCATCAAAGCATTTTCACACTACAAAAAGAAACATGTTAAGAAAGCATTAGAGGAATTGCGATGAACGATAATATCAAGGCTGGCGGAGACATTCACGCAGGTGATGGTGGCTACAGTATAAGCACACAAGAAAAGTATGACGAGTTTGTCAAAGGTCGGAATGAATCATTGGGTAAAATGAGAATTAAAGAACTTGCCCAACAGGCAGAGCAATATGCCTTGGATAAAGCAAATGAACCTGAGGAAGAGGATTTCGAATTCTCGTTTGATGATGACTTTCAAGAAAAGTTCGCCGAGTTGATTGTTCGGGAATGTGCCCGAGTTGGATTTGAGGCTGTGTCCAATGGAGATTTGGTAGAAGATTCTATTTTAACACATTTCGGAGTTAAAGAATGACACTGCGTGAAATGATGACTGAGCGTATCCTGTTTGCCGTTGGTGAAGATGCCCTAGCCACAGAGTTCAACATTAGCCCGGACGAGATTGCCACACTGAGTGATCTGGACTTCCTGGAACTGTTTGAAGAAGTTAACGTATTCCGAGGCTAAGGAACACATGAACCTAACATATCACAGTAGAAACAAACTGATGCAGACATTTGCACACTGGAGTGTGCCTAAAGATTTTGCAGAACCATTCTACAACTATCTTGTGTTTGGTTACACTCCGGGTAGTTGTTTTACAAGTGTCCTGGCTAATGATTTTGTAAGCGCAATTTCACGTAGTCACCCGAGTAATACTATCAATGCATTTAAGGCTCTTGTAGGTTGGATGCGTGATACTATGCCAGTAGAAGCATATGGTAGTTATGAAAAAGTTGCTAAGTGGACTGAACTAAATCCAGAACAACGTAGAATTATTTTAGAACAGACTGGTTTAGTCTTTACGAGCAAAGAAGAAATTGTAAAGATATTGAAGGATGAACCTTCAGTCGAACCTCATTTGTATTAAGGAAATATATGGCAATACTCTATCGCATTAAACCAGTTGATAAAAAATCTGTTGAAGCATACTATGATGTTTACAGTAAAGACGAACAAGGTAATATCCGTGGTTGGAGTGTTACTGAATTATATCGCTGGGGTCAAGGCTTTGTTGAAAATGAAGATGAACTGCCCTTTAGTGATGACAGGTATCATTGTGTCGATTCTACAATTGGTTGGGGTTGTGAACTTGAAGACCTTTGTGCAGTAGATTTTGAGTTTGATGACAGTTTCACCGATGAAGAAAAAGAAGAAATTGAAGAACTTTGGGCAAACGGTGACCCAAATGATGAATATGAACGTAGTGGTGCGGCTTGGTTATATGACTATAGTGAATGGGAAGTAGAAGAAGATACTATTACTATTTTGGGTCCGTTTACTGTTGACAAAATTGACGAGGACGTGTATAATGAGAGTATTGAAACAGTAGAACTTAAACCCCGTCCACCTTTTGTCGCAACAACAGCGTGGCCATTCTCAGGATAAAACATGAACGAACGAATTCTAGAACTTGCTGATAAGGCTGTTGAAGACATGCCCTCTGGTCCTTGGAACATTCCTGATGAATTTTGCAAAAAGTTCGCCGAGTTGATTGTTCTCGATACAATTAAAAATTGTCGTGATATGTTTATGGTGAATAGTGTTAGTTGGAATCTCTTAAATGAGAAACTAGAACATTTCGGAGTTGAAGAATGAACGAACGAATTGAAAAACTTGCTGAACAATGCACTTCATGGTCCGAAGGTTCGACCTGGACTTCCCGAGAAGTATTTGATAAGGAAAAGTTTGCCGAGTTGATTGTGCGGGAATGTATAGATGTAGTGGGTAAAGCAACTGCCAGTCCAAACGGATATCAGGCTATTATGAAACATTTTGGAGTTGAAGAATGAATGTTACACCAGCTGACAAAAGCCCGGGCATAACAGGCTTTATTGAAATCTTTGAAGGTAGGCTTAACAAAATGAAGCTACACCTTAAAGCTGAATTAGGCAAGGCCAAACATGATAGGGATCGTAAGCTGATTAAAAGTCAGCTAGCCGATGCTAAGAAACTTAACAAGACACTGAAGGAAATGCGTAATGCCAATACTAAACTGTGTCCACATTGTGGAGAGAAGCTATGAGTGCAAGTTGGATTAATAAATTAAACGAATCAGATAGCCGCCTGTACAAGGAAGATGTTATCAAGCAAGCATTAGAGGCAAGTGTCCTAGGTAGCACAAACAGTCAAGTGTTTCTAGGCTTTCTCAAAGCATGTTACAACCCCTATGTAACATTTGGTGTCAAACAAATTCCTGACTCAGTTGGCATCACTGGTGCAGAAAATCCCTGGACTGAATTCAATGAATTGATGCTACAACTAAGTCAGCGTAGATTGACTGGTCATGCCGCACGTGATGCTATCGATGAAATGAGTGAACGTTTTGATAGTAACGAATGGAACACATTCCTTGCTCCTGTATTGCGTAGAGACATGCGGGCGGGCATTAGTGATAAAACAATCAACAAAATTTGTAAGGGCACTGATTACGAGATTCCAATCTTTGGTTGTCAACTTGCTACTAACAGCGAAGGTCGTCCTGAAATGAAGGGTAACAAACGTCTTGAGCCTAAGCTTGATGGTGTCCGTGCATTGTTCATGGTTATTCCTAGTGATGATGGTGAAATCACTACTATCTGTTTCAGTCGTAATGGCAAACAGTTTGACAACTTTGGTCACATTGAAGAACAGATTCGGGATAATTATACTACGATTGTTCGTGCTTGTGTAGGTGCCGATCAAGGTCGTAGTTTGATTAATGGTTTTGTACTTGACGGTGAAGTGATTGGTAATACATTCCAAGAACTTATGCGACAAGCACGCCGCAAGACTG